TTCTTGCTCTGCTTTGAACGACTCCATAGCAGCGTCAGTCATCTCGCTTAGATTGGCGTCCTTCTCACCCTTCTTGATAGCATCAGTCCAACAGACTTCAGCAGCTGAGTGTATTGCTGTACCGATGGCCGCACGACTGTTAGACCGTGACTGTCGACCCTCAAGGAACGTTAGTCCCCACTGGTAAGCACACCCAAAGAATCCATCTATAGCAGATGGCCGTATACGTATATCTGTGTTGTTTATCTTAATAGTCATTAGAACGGTATCCTTGTATCGCTTTTACACTTAGCGCACCACATAGATGCAGTCTCGTCATTCCACCTGTGATTGCTTACATCGTAACAACAATCGTTAGAGGTAGTCTCAGGTTCAGGCGTGAAGTCTTCATCATAGTGAACTACGTTAACACCTGCTTCGTGTAGTAAGTTTAGTCCAAATTGCTGCGACTCATGCCAAGTAGATGTCTTGTCTGGCGAAGGACAAGTCACAAAGCCAATGCCTGCTTGTATCATTGCTTTACAGCAATCTAAACAAGGTGAAGAAGTAATGTAAGCCGCACAGTCTGTCACATCTGCTCTAGCGTTAAGAATCGCATTTAGCTCAGCGTGCACAGTCATAGCATTTTTAACAGCTTGGTCGTTCACACGACTGGCGCTGTCTTCAATGCCTCTAGGTATGCCGTTGTAGCCTAAGCTAAACTTGTGCATCCCAGGATAAACTAAGACACAGCCGACCTTACGCTTAGGGTCTTTACTCCAACTACCTACAGTGCGTGCAAGCTCAATAAACCGTAAGTCCCACTTATTCATGGTACTCATTTCGAAGTCCTCATAGGTGGCATAGGTGGCACAGGCGCCTCTATGTCTGACAAACGTTGGGCTGCGCCTTGTCCTTGTCCTTTTATAAGCAAATCTTCAACAAGTTTAGCATAACCTTGAAGGTCATGCCAATTGTCAATGTACATAGAGTCTCCATTCATTATGCGAGCAATCTTATGGAAAATCATATCAATGCCCTCTTGTTGAAAGTCTAAAAGCGGAAATAACCCCACTGCTAGTCTATGATTATTTGCCATATTTTTCAGTGCTTGACATAGTTTAGCGTGCTCACTAAATTCGCCGTAACGACTTCTTTCTTCTAGTGTGTTTTCGATAGACATTTTGCTGTCTCCATGATTAGGCGGATTTTAGGTTCTGCTGGACGGTAGTAATGACCTTTGTCTTTATCATTAGCTTTCACGTCACTAGCAGTCTTCTTGACTGTCTTTGTATCATTGCTATCACAAACAGCATTCAATACAGCCACACAATGATGCTGTCCTAAACCGATGCATTGCATTTGAGCTAATGCGCAGCCAATTATGTTGTGCATGAGCTTCACTTGGTCTTCAGCATAGACAACTGCATTCTGGTCTAACAAAGCACCTACGAAGAATCCTGGCATCAATTCAGACTGATTTAGTAAGCCTTCTAAGAATAGTGCTGCACTTGCTTGTGCTTCTTCGTCGTTCACATCTAACTTCCACAATGCACCTAGCGCAACATAAACTATATCAGCTAACTCTTTAATGTCGTTAACTTGGTCAGGCGCTTGTATCCACTCAGAGTACTCTTCAACAAGTAGTGTATGAGTTAGTTGTGCGTCATATTCTTGTTCGTAGCGTAATGAATTCCACTTAGCTACTCTATTGTATATATCTTGCATTAGTTATGCCTTTAGTTCAAATGTTATGGGTTTAAGGTGTACGTAATTCTTGAAGCAAAACCAATCTGGTGTCATATGAGTCATGTCATGACCTTTGTCGATTAGCAACTCAAAATACGTGGGCTTTAAGTCTAGTCCTTTGTCTACTGCGTTTAAGTAATCTTTAGCTTGTTCAACGTGCTCTTCATAAATATGGCAGTCTCCTAAGTTCATTGTTACAATGCCAGGGTTCAGTCCAACTTCATTAGCTAATGTGACTAACCAAGTAGCCGCTAATATAATATCAGCAGGTAAGCCTATCATCATATCGACAGACCGTTGGTTCCAGATAATGTCTAAATACTTACCGTGTCGAACATAAAACTGATAGCTATAGTGACAACAAGGTAAATCCAGGTCGTTCAATCGTTCAGGACGCCAGCCGTTGATAAGCATGCGACGGTCATAAGGGTCATTCTTTAGCTTATCTCTAAGCCTGTCCATTTGCCCGTCAGCGAACCACGCGTTGCCGTAGTCTACATCAATACTATCATCTTCTTTTGCCCAGTTCTTCCAGTAGTTGCAACCCCACTGTTCAAAGTCTCTAATGTGCTTTGGCTGTCTAACCATTGCTGCAAACTCACCAAGTACACCTTTGTAGAACATCTTACGACCTTGTAGCAATGGAAAAGTGCCATCCATCATGTTCACTGTCAACGTTCGCCCAAAGACTGCGCTTGTAGTACCATTCCGTGTATGACGCTCTTCACCTAGACAAGTTATCTCTGTCACTAGCGAAGCATAGTCACGTTCAAATTGCTGCATTATTGGTTCAACTCCCACATAAAGTCATCATTCTCAATGTCTCCCCAATTCATACCAATACGGACGTTCACTGGCATAGGGAGGTCTGTTACTGCAAATAGTGTTGACATCTCAACCCATGCTTCTTGCATTGCATCAGCGAGTATCTTAGCTACCTTTTTACCTTTCTCAATATCGTTATCCTCAATAGTGAATATCCAACTATCATGAATGAAGTTAACTAGTTTAACACCAGGGATACAGCTAACCTTAGGATACATGTAGTGTAACGCAAGCTTAGCTACTTCAGCACCTGCACCTTGATTCTGTATATTAAGTTGGTCAGTCATCATCTTACCTTTGTACTTGCGTCCCATTGGTGTTGACCATATCTTGCCTTTCTTCCAAGCAGAGATGCCTTTCTGTTGCCAGGTGTATATCTCTCTCCATAGCGTACGCCATTTCTTACGCAGTGAGTACCCTTCACGTTCTTCCATCCAGGTAGCTGCTTGTAACAGTAATATGCTACAGAACACAGATACACCACCGCCGTACAAGAAGTTGAAGTTTGCTGTCTTAGTAAGCTGACGATGATCTTTAGTAAAGTCTTTGCCGAATATCATTTCTGCTGTAAAGCTATGGACATCAATACCTTCTTTAAACTTTTGTACCATTAGCTCACAGTTAGTTATAGCAGCAATAGTTCGTAGTTCTAGTTGAGCATAATCAGCGTATACCATCATTGTACCGCCAAAGCAATCTTTAAGCTTACGAGGTATCTGCTGTTTGTTTTCATCTTTAGAAGTTAGCCGACCAGAGCGAGCTGAAGGTAAGAACTTACCAATTAACTCATACATGTTGTCGTATTTCTTAAGAAAGCTGTTTTGCTTTATTAGTTTACGTGTCTCATTAACATCCTTAGCTTTCTGACTACCGAAGTGAGTTAACGTAGCTAAACCAAGCGCGTCAGAGTTCTCAGACTCAATATAAGGTCTTACTTGTTGCCAAGAGTTACAATTGATAGGAAGGTTTATTTCTGCTATGCGTGCATTGTTTTCAATAAAGTGTGTCTCAATACGGTCGTGGTCTATAGGCATGCCATTCCACTGAAAGTCTAAACAGTACTTCATTGTTAGCATATCCAGTTTATACGACTGGTCTTCTAAATAGTGCTTAACAGCATCCCATACTTGAGGCATGTAATAAACGTCAGTAGCAGCATAAGCGAACTGGTCATGTGATAGTATAGCTTTAGACCAGTCAGACTTCTGCAGCTTCTTCTTGTCTAACTTTTGTGCTTTGTAAGGGTCATAGCCTAGTACATAACCCATAACATCATCTAAGCTAAACTTTTCTTTTTGAGGGAACGAAAGCCGAGCTAATAAAAATGTATCATCATATACACTCTTAGGAGTCCAACGTGTCTCTGTTTGTTGCTGAATAGTCGTTATGTCATAATGAGCGTTATGCATTACATTGTGATAGTTATTCATCAATAGACCAAGTCGGAGTTCATCAGGCCATTCTACTACTTGTACATATTCATCGCCGGCTTGGAAGAACTGAGCTAATCTGACTTTGCCGTAAAAGCCTAGTGTCTCAGTATCAAAGAAGACCGGCGCAAACTGGCTTAAGTTTAGCTCATCCAATTTGACAATCTTAAATGGTGTGTTCATTATAGTTTCACCAACTTCTTAACTTCTGCTGAGCCGAGCTCTTCTTTAATTTCTTTAAGGCACTCTTTACGCAACTGGTTAACTCGAATTGTATTAATTTGACAGGTTAGTTCTTTTTCTACTTCTTGACAACGCTCATACTCAGTTTTGTCTACTTTAGACACAATCCACTTGTATTTGATGTTGGTGTTTATATCGAGCATACAGTCTAGTTCAGTGATGCGAACAATCTTTAGCTCGCCATGAACATCAACAACAGCGTCGTCACCAATTTCAAAGTCTTCAGTTGTTTTGTAGTAGTAAGTCTTACCTGCTTTTAATGGTTTTGTGCTGTCACTGTAGAAGGTTGTGAAGTTAACGCCAATGAATTTGAAGTTCTTGTTTTGTGCTAGTAATAAGTCAATAGTGTTCATGTTATGTTACCTTACCTTTAATGTTACAGTTATGGTTGAAGCCGGCGGTCAGCTGAAGAGGGTACTGCCGCCAGCTTGTTTTCTAAAGCTTAACTTTAGCAGTAGACTCTTCGGTACCTGCAAAAGCATCTTCGTCTTCGCCCGTCCAGCCGTCTTCTTCATCTGCCTTGTGTCCTGCAAAAGCATCCTGGGATCATTCATCTAGTTTAGTTAGCTAAATCTCATCAAGATACATCGTGACACCTGCTGATGCTACTATCTTTGCCTTAGTTTCCTGCTTATAGATGTCCATCGCACCAGCAACGTAGCCCATAGAGCCGTTACCGATTTGAGTTTCACCCAGCTGAACAACGTTGCCTTTAGCATTACGTGTCTTGACCGTCTTAGTTTTACCGTCTGGCCAAACTGTCGATGTCTTAAATGATACCGATACCTTACCATCAGGATTATAAACATACTGGTCTTCTTCGTCTTTCTGAGGATTACCATCAGCGTCTAAGAGCTTCTCACAGAAGTAGTAGCCTAATGACTTAGGTTTCTTCTTGAAGTTTGCTGGCTTGTTCTTAGCCCAGAAAGCATCAATCTTAGCGATGTAAGCTTTGTCAGCTTCGTTGTTTTTAGGGTCTAATATAATATCAGCTTTGTACTGTAACTTGCCAGACATATTTTCTTTGCCTTCACCAGTTATAGTTACCCAAGCCAACTCACCTTTAGGTGTTACAGTTTTACTCAATACACTTGTCATACTTAATTTACCTTTTATATTACTCTCAGATTCACGGGATTGTCAATCTGAAATAATATTATAATTCAATTTTAATAAAATGTACACATTTATTTTGATTATTCTTGATGTTCCTTATACCATAAAGCACCAGCTTTGAATAGCTCTTCAAAATGGCTACGTTCATAGTGCTTATGTGCCCTCGTAAATAGAATCGCTTGCTTCTTAGCTGCCATCTCTAATGTCTCTGGGCCTGGGCTAACACCAACTCTGTAGATAAAATCAGCCCAGTTCCATAGCGGCACAGGTGCATGCTTCCAATTCGGTGGTTGCAAGATTCTAGGTGACGATTCAATGTAGCTATTCTTAAGGTGGTACCCACTCATAACTGCTACCATGTATTCTATGTCCATTAGTTTGTTACCACCTTGTTAGACGCCCGTGACATGCCGACGTACATTAGTTTAAGATATAACAGATAGTCGCGAGCTGCAGCCTTAGCTATATCATCAGTGTCCAGGTATACTGTATCGTAAGTGCTACCCTGGGACTTGTGCACTGTCATCGCATGGCTGAAGTCTAAGCAGATAACGCACTCATTGAACGTGAGGAAGTCTCTCCATGCTTTACTCCTGGCCCGAGCTAACTTAGTTGTGTGATTAGCTTTAGCCCATCCAGCCGCTTTAAATCCTTTGTGCTTCGCTTCAATGGCTTTATTAGACTCTACAGCTAATTGTTTATAATGCTTCAGCATATCTAAATAGTCTTGATGTCCAAAGACGTAAGCTAATGAATATGCTTCCTCGTCTAAGTCGTCAGCAACACAGTACTCAACGCCTTCCATCGTATGAAGATGCTCTAGTGTTCTGAACTTAGAGTCTAGCATCATCTCACGACCACCGAATGGTAAGTCTATCTTGCTAGGCGTAATAGTGCCGCCTGTAAATAGATAATGCTTTTTGGACGTCGGACTGAACAAGATATCACCGTATATAGGGATCCCACGGCCTTGTATAACCTCGTTTAATTCTTGCACCTTTGCATTAGTATAGGCTAAGATTATTGAGTCTCCAGAGTGGTCGTGCATCGTTAATTCTTGGCCTCGAATAAAGCTATCTGAAGTAATCAGCGGCTCAGGGGCTGCTCCTTCAATAAAGCTAACTAATTGATTCAACGGAGCCATCAGAGGGTTGTCCTCAGCTTGGCGATATATCTTTGTCAGCGTTACCTGGTAGTCACCGTATGGTTTAAGAGTAAACATATCACCTACTGGTGGGAGTTGGTGCGGGTCGCCTATCCAGACAACCTTAACACCAGGTACTCCATCGTAGTCTTCATCTTGTAGCTCTCGGATATCCATAAGGTCTTGCTCACCGATCATAGAGTACTCATCAATAAACATGACGTGCACACGGTCAGCAGGTCCTTGTACCTGGTTGCTGTCAATATGCTTCACACTAGTTGCATTGTTATTAATCGTTGGTCTCTTCTTCAGGAAGCTGTGCAATGTGCTTATGTTAGCTCTTGAACCTAAAGTGCTCCGTAAGATATCGCAGGCCTTATGAGTATACGCGCATACAGTATAGCTTTCTAAATCGGTAATAAGCTTAGCTAACTTAGTCGTCTTACCTGTGCCAGCACGCCCAGTGACGTACATATCCCAGGCGTTGTCATCAGCCATAAACTTCTTAAATGTCTCAATCATTAGTATAGTCTCTCTATGTAGTAAGGGTCTAAATAACTATAGATGTACTCAGGCACTGGAAATAAGCTAAACTCCAGTGCAAAGTATATGCCGTATCTCACGCGAATACCCATAGATAGAAGAAGCGCCATACACCTACGGGTGGTACTAAGATGTCGGCAAGAAACCACATGGGCTTCCTGTCGGTCATGTCAGCGATGGCTGCACCTGCCTGGCATGCTATTGTTAGGAATGTTATTATGTAAATCATTCTGCACTCTCCATACGTTTGCGTTCTGCTTTTGATAAGATTATCTTAGGCATGCTACTCGCTGCCATAGATATCTGCTTAATCTCGCCTTTGAAGTCCGCTAAGTCTTTAGCCATCATAGCTGACTGTTCTTCTTTTGATAAACCGTCAAATCTACTGTTCATGTTGTTCTCCTATTTACAATATGTTAGTGCAGTTATGGGATAAGTTATGATAATGCCGTTGTGGTTACGAGTAGTAGCTGTGCCCGCCTTGTCATTTACAGAAGTGACTATGACATATTTACCTAATGCTAAGCACACTTGGTCTTCCATTTGGTGTCCAGATTTGAAGCCACCCTCCTGACAACCTATTAATAGTAATACTATAATAAATGCATACTTCATATTGTTCTCCTAGTTAAATCGCAACTGTGTCACGAAAGTTTGAGTAAGTAAAAAAATAACTCTTGAATGTCATTATGAACCACACCTCACCAGTGTCAGGGTGGACTCTAAGCCCTTCAGCTTCCCAGTATTTATTGTACCATTTGTGACGATATGGGATTGTAACCATGCCGACTGGCTCTCTAGTCTCCCGGATATACTTACAAACTGTTATGAACCCTTTACCTACTTCTCCGGAAGCAACATAGATATGGCCTTTGTAGTAGTCAACACCTTGAGGTAATAAGCCTGCCATACCTGGTAAGTCTCGAATTTCTTGTGGTGTTAGATGTTGAGGCTTATCTTTGCGCAAGAAATTAAAGTCTGCATCATACACATCTCTGTGAGTGCCGATGTCTCTAATAATCTCATTGCCTTCTAGTGTTATCCACTGACCATGGAACGGTATATCAACACCAGTGCTTGTGTGTCCCATTGATGGCAAAAGATAGAATTTCTTTTTCTCCCAGTCAAACTTAACCCGCTTAAGCTTCTCAAGTGCTGTTGACCGGTCGCTAGTCCAGCGCTCTGTCCCATCAGGCATGAACAAGTAGTTCTGAATACTTCTGTACCATGGCATGTCTATTTTAATCATTACTATTCCTCGAATGGATTGTTGTCTTTAAATGTGTAATATGCTGAAGCGGCGCCGTTCTTCGTTGTCGCTATCGCGTTAAAACCTTTCTTACGTAATATCTTGCGAACAGTTTTAATATCACCTTTGTAGTCTGTCAGTTCGTCATACAAAGTCTCTAGTGCGTCTAAGTCAATGCGACCGTTCTTAACACCTCTAGCAAACTCTGGTGCGTTATGGTCTACTCCTAGCTCTTCTAAATACTCTCGCATGTCATGCTCAAAGGCGTAAGCTATACGTTGTGCTGCGTACATTGAATCAGCTATCAGTCTATGCTTGTCAGAAGAACTCGGCGGTGTCATATAGTTATCTTTAGACATCAATGGTACTTCTTTAGCTAAGTAATAACAAAAGTCCTGTACTTCTTCCATCATGCGGTCATACACATCAGCGCTAAACCAGGGTTGTACCTCTAGCACGTTAGGCGTCTCCATTAGATGTACTCGTCTATCTTTGTCGTCCATCATTAGTGGATTCTTGTTAGCTGTCATTAAGAATGTGACATTGTGCTTGTAAGGATAGCCCTTAGTTCGCATATCTCTAATCTCCACCTCACGCTTACCTGTATACGATTTTATTAATCCTTTAGCCATCTCTTTTTCTGACATTCTAGTTAGCTGGTCACCGTACTCATCTAGTTGAACAAAGTAAGTATCCAGCAGCCAAGTGTTATACTTCTCTAAGAACTCGTTCGTTGTAGGCCGAGCTACTCTGGTCATTATCTTCTCTAGTATCTTGACAAATGTATCCTTACCCGAACCAGGCACACCTAAGAAGAACAGCATCACTGGAGAATACTCAAACTTAGTTAGCTTGCGCTTAATAAACTGAACTAAATAATCTCTAGCTGGTTTATCCGGCACTAGACACTCTAAGTACTTAAGTATCGTTGTAGGTGACTTATAAAACCGCGCGTAGTCATTAGGGTTATGAAGTATGCTTAGCTCAGCAGATGGCTTGAATGAGTTAAAAGCTAACACTTGAGGCTCATCGCTGTCACAAAAACCGAACACCTGTGAAGGGTCTGATCTTATGTGCACTATCGGTAGCTTCTGTTTCAACGCTTGCTTCTTAGGTAATGTTGATGTGACAGTGACATCCAGGTACGAGATGTAGTCTGTGTCTCTAGCAAAACCTTTAAGTTGCTCGTTCGTCATATCTATATAATAGTACAGCGAGCGGTTATCATCAAAGCACAAATCTATAACTAAACCATGCTTCGTAATAACTGTCATGCGCTTCTCAGACCAGTGCTCGTTATATATCCATATAGGCTTGCCGTTTATCGCTGCGGTGCCTTCTACCATTGGATTTAGTATAGTTGCATCATATCTGTCTTGTTCCATTGGTATCTCAAACAAGTCATTTACATACGTCATGCAGTCCATATAAAGCTCTTGGTCTACACTCTCATCAGCACCAAATATAGCGCTAATCTTGCTCAGGTATTCACTACCACGACCTGCTGGTATATTGTTAGGATGCAAATAACCTAACCGCTGATATTGCTCTATCTGACGGAAATCCCTAGGCGTAATAATCTTAAACAACGATGGTATAAAGTCACCACGTTTACCTACAAACTGAGTCAGTAGTGGAGCTAAGCATGGTTTTGATTGTGATTGCTGATTATACTCTTCGTTAACAACAATAGTTTTCTTTTGTAGTTGCTGTAGCAGAAGTCTAGTATGCGAAGGCATTCTAGCAATAGGGCTAATAGCATCCCACTCACACTTAGTTGAATTGCCAGCGGTTGGGAGGTAAACAAAACCATTATCACTGTATATATCCAAAGCAAGATACTCATCACTTGGGCTAGACGTAGTAATTCCATCCTCGTACGTATAGATAAACGTTCCCGTTGTACCTTTATTTTTTCCTCTTGAGTAGAATATTGCTTCATAATTAGGGTCCAGTTGTTTGAATAACATAAATGTAGCTTCGTTGTCACAATCTATAGCTATAATATTGCTACAAGCGCCTGTGACGACACCGCCGATCTTAGTAACTTTAGTGTTCTTGCTGTCTTTATACTTCTTCTTCCAGCCTTTCTCGAACTCAGGTATTGTCTTACTGCCGTCGTCTAAGCGTTTAAGCTCACCTTTCAGCGGGACAGTATGCCAGTTCAAGTCGATAAATTTTTGCATTTACTGTCCTCCCAGCGTTGAAGTATATTCTCTATTGTGTCAGGCAAACTTTCTTTGTCTACGTCATAGCGGGTGTTAGGTAAGTAGAAGTACACTTTGTCCCACACAACACGTATAGCGACTATCAGAGCTAAGTCCATGTGCATGCCGTGAACACTAAGTATTCGCTTCATGCTTATGCTCCCTGTACAGACGGCTGACGGTGGCTTGTGCAATGTTCAGTTGCTTAGCTACGCTTTGTTGTGTATAGCCAGCATCAACTAATTGTACGACTAGCAATGGGTCAGCCTTTATGTACTTCTTCCGCTCAGGAAGGTTAACCACTTGTTTCTTTATATAGCTAATCATGCTAGGGTCTACACCGTAGGCTTCAGCGAGGTCCTTCTGAGGCGTCAGACAATGTAGTAGGTCATGTACTATCTCGTCGTACTGAGCGGTGGTTAGCTTACCTCGTTGCACTGTGAGACTGTGCTTCTCTAGTGCTTTCCTGACGTAGTATATTGACACATCTAAGTGCTTAGCTATCTCTTGTACTGAGCACCTAAGATTAACTAAGTCTGTGAGTGTCTTCTTGTTTATAATCTTGCGCTTTACTGTTAGTGGGTACGTACCTAGTAATATGCGCTGCATCACTGGTATCGTCATATTATAGCGTGACGCTAACTTCGGGGCTTTCCACTCAGCGTGGTCTAGCAACTCTATCACTAAGCTCTCACTCACAAAGCTGTAGTCTAGTGGTATACAATGCAATCTGCAATACTGTCTTAGCTCAAGGTGAGTGCTCTCTGTAGCTTCCACTATCTGAGTCTCGTCTAAGCCGTTGTCCAGTGCAGTTACTATATTCTGCTTAATCAACATTAAACTCTCCGGTTATCATATTAAGGTGTTCTAAATGTATAACTTGAGACAATAAAAAGACCGTAAGTTGGAGAAGGCTTCATGGCCCTCTCCTCGGTGTCTCTGCCGTCTTACAGTCTAGTCGTAGGAGTCGTAGGAGTCACCGTAGTGATCCTTATAACATGCCGCGAGCATCAAGATCTGCTAGGCACTCGTCAAGTGTCTCAAATCCTTGGTAGTCGCCGTCAATAGGTAGGATAGCCTGACGATCAGCTTCTAAGTCAGTAAGCATTGCATTCAAGTCTGCTGGATCTACGTCACCCGCAGCTGTCTGAGAGAGTAAATCTTCTTTAGCATTCTTAAATGCACGTTCTTGCTTTGTCCAATTGCTGACACCGCTTTTACACATGCTGTTCAATCCAGTAGCTGAGCTTGCTTTCTTACCAAACTCAATTAACGCTGGAGATAACCAAGTCTTATGATAGTAGCAATGTACAGCAACCACGTCGCCTGCTTCGTTACGGTGAAATGATGTTGCTTTACCACCACCGCCACCAGTTTTGGCAGATGCTAGAGCGATTACACTGTCAATCACATCGTTAACAGTTGCTTCTCTGTTTGCTTCTAATAAAGAGATAATTTCTTGATACGCTTTCTTAATTGTAGCCATGATACTTGTTTCCTATGTTGGTTTGGGTAAACTTGTTTGATGTTGTCGACACCAGAAATTTAATTATAATCTAATATAAGAACCTTGTACACTGTTTTATTAAATTAAATTGCGATAAACTTTGGCAATCGTAGCGTGTTTTCTAGTCACTGGAGAATCTGGGTCAGTAGCTAACTTGTCATGCTCCTGAGCCGTCGCTTCAAGCTCCTGGATTATCTGCTCGACGATGCAGTTCTGTGTCCGTAGCGCAACCGTGATAGCTAAGTACTTCTCCGGCTCATTAAATTCAGCTACTATATCTTTCACGCTGTCAGGTGTATCGAATAGGTTGTTCTTTAGTGTGCTTAGTTTCATCCTAATTCTCCTGTTGTTAGTAGCTCTCTTAGCTTTCTCTCTTGTGCTGACCGTGCTGCTACCTCTGCTGCTGACCATGCTGCCTCTGTTGCTGACCATGCTGCTTCTGCTGACCGTGTTGCTTCTGCTGACCGTGTTGCTGCTGACTCTGCTGCTGACTCTGCTGCTGCTGACTCTGCTGCTGCTGCCTCTGTTGCTGACTCTGCTGACCGTGCGGACCATGCTGCTGACCATGCTGCTGACTCTGCTGCTGACCGTGCTGCTAACCGTGCTGACTGTAGCTCGGCGTCGGTAGCTTTGCCTTCTGTGTAACGCCAAACGACGTCTAAGCACTCTTGTACTCTAGGGTCGTCAGCGAGGTGGACGACTTGAGTAGCACACCACCAAGCGTATTTACGCCACAGTATGTCGTACTGAGGTAAGCACTTAATAGCCCCCTAGAACGTAGTCTAAACCGTTGCTATCGAGAATGTCGACCATTGGAAACTGCTCATCTTCTGGAGTACCTGACTTGCTTTCTAGTAGTGTCGCCCAGCCGTCGTCGCAAGGGTCGTGCGCTTCTATTTGCGCTAAACTAATTGTTATCATAATCCTAATTCTCCTAGTATTTGGTTAGCTATATCATTATGTAACTCACTATTGTCGAGCAACTGGGTAGCGTCTATACCAGCCATAACTAAGTGTGTTATCGTGACTTCCGGGTACTCTGCTGGTGTGGTGTGCGTTGCTGGATAGTGTGTACCTGTGAGAGTATATTGCACAGTTGAAGGTATTTGGGTGCAGTTTACTAGTATGTTGATGTTCATGTGTGTTCTCCTATTGATTATGTATTAATTTAGAAAGATTCAAAATAATAACTGAGAAAGTAATTCACTTTTTACTAAAAACGGCCTGACTTTTTGAGCTTGTTTTAATAAAATGACGATATGTCTAGCAAGTTGCAAGTTGCTGACATTGGTTGCATATGCAACTAGTACAAGCATATATATCTGATTTTGATGCTGAGTATACTTTGATTTAACAAGACTAAATTGAATAATTGACTTTCAAAAGGCTTGTATATGGTCTTTATTTCAAAATATGACATCTTATCAGGGCCTAGTATTAAAATTGAATATGGGACGAAATAGGACTAAACTGGGCTAAGTCTGACGTGCATTATATATATAGACAAACGAAGATATACGCAATATCAATTTAAGTAGTTTTGTTTTAGTAATATGCGTTTTTTCGGTGGTACATTCCTAAACGAGAATGATTCTCATTAGCCCATTTTTGAGCTCTATTATTATTATATTATATTATTAAAATATATATTATTAAATGAATAGACTACTACAATGGTAACTTGCTCAATATTAACTTAGTTTAACGAGTAAAGGCCGAACAATGCCGGCCATATAGGTTACTCAGTAGTATAAGTTACGATAGTTTTGGCAGTTTCTTCTATTTCAGCTAACAAGTTAGGCAACTCACTAGGCTCTACAACTCCATTAGTGACGTCATCAAGCAATGTACTCTTAGCTTGCTTCATTACTCTTTGTTGCTTTGACCAATGACTAACACCTTGCTTGCACATTGTGTTAAGTCCATGAGCAGTGCTCGCTTTCTTGCCATAAGGCACTTCACTTACATCTTCCCATTCTTTATGGTAGTAACAAAATACATGAGTAACATTGCCATCATCGTCTTTCTTAAAAGTCTTAGCCATAACCTTAGCTATCATTAGTTCTTCTAACTTAGCTATAAGTGTAGGTGTCAACTTCTTACCCTCATTCTCTTTTATAAGATTATGCAAAGTAACAAAAGCAGTTTTAATAGTCATAATAGTTCTCTCTTTTAGTTGGTTGATTTCTAAATGCCTACTACATTAGTAAGTATTTAGAAACCAACCAAAACTATTGCGCGGAATTGCACCAGCGCTATCAGACTGTTAAAGAACTAGCATGAAGGGCTTCTTCATGAACTCATTGATTTAAGTGTCAATCAACTTGGGATTATTATCTCGCGTTTTGATTAGTTTGTAAACTCTTTTTATTAAATAAATGAATAAATATTTGATCTCCAACGAAGCTCGTCGCTGAGTTATTTATTAAAGTAATATAAACATCAAGGCCTAGGCTTAAAACTTGATATGGAGTGATTTGAATGACCTCGAGTTGAATTTGATGTTGTCATATTATATAAATAGAACGCGTGCGCGCGATTATCATACTTTGAGACATAAGTAAAGCTATCAATTGTAACAAGATGCTACGAGAGTGCTTAACATGTTTGGAGTTGAAAGTACAATAACATTTAGTTATTAAAAAAGCTGTTTATATACCAGGATAAGGGGCTAGGAGGCTGCCTGGGCGGCTTTATTCTATAGGAGATCGGAGTTTAAAGAGGCTTGCTTAATACCTTATTAAATTTATTAAGAAAGCTTAGTAGTTTATTAAGTTTATTGGGTGAGTCGTTGTTTCAGCAAATAGCCTTCTAATGCCCATATCTTTTCTCTGGCATTCTTAAACGCTATCTTCTCGCCTATCTCAACATCGAAATTTTCAGGGCTTGCGCAGGCACTTTCACCGGTTACTGTGAACCCATTCTGCAGTGTCAAGCAGCACACTGTTAAACAAGAGTCACCAAATACATGAAACTGTCTCGACTTTATCGTATCATCTATCAGTCCTGGCGTCAAGCGCACCGCGTTTAACCCTTTAGCTTGTATTTCGTTCTCTATCTTTTGTTCATCCATCTCTCTTTCCTCGTTATAAGTCAAATCCGGAAGTTCGGTTTCGACGCTTAGTTTGCACTATCTCTAGCTTACTTCTATGTGAATTGTCACTTTCATTCGTGTTACTTGCGACTCCTCTCAGCGTATCCGCTCCATGCGACCACTCATCATGACGTGGTGTCTTCTTCCATACTTTCAAATTATCATCCCACTCCTTAGAGTACTTATGGAAACACTCCATCACGTACGTGCAGCGCACATCTATGAGCACCTTAGGTATCATCCTACGAACAGCTTCAATACCGTCAGCAATGGACGTCTTGGGCATCTTCGCCACTCCCCACAGCAACCGCTTGCCCTTCACTATCTCACGGGTCATCACTAGCCTATCTTTAGCTTTACCTCCGCCACCGGTCATGAGCTCTCTATTAGCTATATCGTGCGGCATTTTAAGGTCTCTGACGTTGTATTTACGACTAGCGATTTCGTCAATATAGTGTTCCATGCCATAACCGTCATTCCAGTACTCATCGATAATGCGATACTCTCCCCGCCACCACTGCGTGAAGATTAGCACCATATAGTCATCAACACCCAGATCGAAGAAGACATCGACAGGTATATTAGGGTCATACAGGTTCTGTCGTACTCTCCCTTTAGCTACAACATGCTCAGTGAACGCGAACGACCAGTAAGCACCGTTCTTAGAGGCACTGAAGGCTTCTTTAGGTGTTGCAGGGTACTCTTGGTATATGTCACCCTCGAGTTCTCGGCGTTGAGATATCCAGAAGTTGCACTGTCGCTTACTAAGCCTGTACCCAGTTTCTTTCTCTAGCTTAATAAAGTAGTTGCGCGCTTCTTCATCTACAGCTTGGTCTACAATTTCAACACAGTCTGGGTCTCTGAACCAGGGCAAGAAGACAGGTAAGAAATCTTTAGAGCTAAGAGTTCCACTGGACTGCGCTATTTCAGCTTTATCCCACATGTCTTTGAAGTCGTTGATGCCTTCAGCAGTAGACTCGATTACACCGGTATTACCTTTACCAAGCGCCTGGAGCGTACCAGTTTTCGTCTCTCGCGCTCGTTTAGGATACTGGTTAGCGATCTTACCGAACTCTGAGATGTGGAGTCTTTGGAGGGTGGCAGATCTGAAGGAGACTCTGATGAATATTTTGCTTTCATTGTTAAAACTAAACTCCTTGCTGTTATCTTTAGTTAGTGCTATACCTAGGAAGGATTTCACCTTAGGACTTAGCTTATCCCACAGGAACTTAGTTCTTTCTAGCAGCGTAGCAGCTTCATCAGCACCTTGAGCCATCAGACCTAAGTTTAGATGAGAGCAGAATACGGCGTCGTCAAAATAACTAACTAGCCACATAGTTGATATACCTTGTTGCCTAGACTTAAGTATGATGATACGAGAGTGGTCTCTGCTAGCAGCGTAGACTCTGTGCTGTGCGTAGTTCATACGGAACGTGACAGGGTTACCATCTTTATTAGTTATAGTGTACAAGTTATTAAGGCGCCATAACTTACTAGTCAGATACTTAGCTTCGAACTCTTTCTCGCTGCTGGTTACCGGAGGATTATTGAACCTAGAGTAGAACCCAGCTAAGTCAGGGTAGAGCTCATTGAACTGCGCTTCTGTTATCCGTAGGCGATTAGGCTGCTGGGGCATCTGTTAAGAACTCCTCATAGCCAGAACCAGCGTTATTCTGTATGTTTATTTGAGTAGAATTCGAGTTAAAGAACGCAGTTTGCAACTGACACAGCACCTCAGTGAGTAACTGCAGGTCTGACGCATGAGCAACGCTACCGACGTGTGATTTAACTTGTGCAGTAATGTGCAGAGCAGTCAATTGCAGCTCTTTGTTTAGTCTGTCTGTGTAGGAGATATCTTTAGTTAGCTTACCGGCAGCTTTAGTTAGATTAGGGTCTTTAGCTACTTCGTTAATCACCTCGCCTAGCACAACACGGTCCATGTCTAGCAGGTTATCCAGGTTACCATTAGCTAATTGGTCTTTTAGCTCTCTGTTCCAGCGTATAATAGTAGTTACTGGTACTTCTAACTTGGCTGCGACAGTTGAGAAGTTTGTACCTTGCTGCAGTAATGACAGTGCTTTGTACTTAGTTTCATCATCATACTTTGACATTGACTACTTCCTCCTCATACCGTTTTAGTAAGCGTATGACTACACCGCTGAAGTTTAGGTTACGTTGGTCGCAGTGAAGTCTCACAGCTTGCACTGTGGCTTCATCAGTAGGTCGTTTGGACTTGGTAGAGAACGAGTGAACAGGCATAAATAGGTTCCTTTTGGTAATCTTAATATTATACAATAAAAATGTTCCATTTGTAAATAAAATGTTATATAATATTCTAGAAACTTCATAAACTTAATAAGGAAGAACAAATGGGCACTCCAAATGATGACACATTTGCAGCCGAAGTAGACTCGGTTGTAGCACAATTAACTAAGAATGAGAAAGGTAAGCTCGTATTACCTGAAGGTGTCGAGGCTTCTGAGCACGCTATGTACGCTGCTAAAATAGAGGTACGCCGTCGAGATACTTATTCTTCGTATAGCAAGATAAAGAATGAAAACGTTGCGCTGCAGTCTGAGAACACAGAAATGGCAAAACAATGGGAAGAAGACGCGTTAGCCAACCTCTCTGGTGAAGACCGCGCTGAATTAGCTGAGTTAAAAGGCAGCGACGTAGACGCTTATATAGCTAAGAAAGAAGAGCATATTCAAGTCACCAAAGAGAAGTTTGGTGAGCGTAGAGCTAAGGTAAAAGAAGTAGCTAAGAATGAGACTGAAGTAGAACGTCGGACTCGTGTTGTAGCAGAGTATAACGAAGCACATCCTACCGCCCAGTTAACTCAAGAAGTTATCGATAACGACATCCCACCACGTATGCTCAAAGATGTTGAGACAGGTAAGACTACTTTTGATGAGTTTGTTGTTAAAGCGTCCGCGTACTTGACAGCTAATAAGGTTATTGGTATGGGCGAGACTAAGGAAGAAGAACCTAATCTCAGTAACGCAGGTGGCTCGCATGTACCAGATGCGTCAGCTGTCGAGAAAGACATGCAAAATTCTTACAAAAAGGAGATATTTTAGTATACTTATTATACGTAATTTGATATAATTAATTAAATTTGAACTTTACTCCGTTTCGACGCATAATTTCTCAGATTTGCCTACCGCAGTCACCTTAATCGGATTCGCTGCACTCAAGAATAACGGGTGCAACGAGCACTCCCTTTCAATCTACTTATAGGTGATAATTATGGCTACTGGCGTAGTATCGTTAACTTCTGACTTAAAGCGCAAGAAATGGATGCGCGAAGGTCTAATTCAAGCAGCATCCCACTCATTTTGGACTCCATTTACTGGCAACACTAAAGATGCCATTATTTACCAAGAGAATAATGAAAACTCTGGTTCTGGCCACACTGTTGTATTTGATTACGATGGCAACTTATCAGGCAAAGGTATCAAAGGTAAAGATACTGCGTATGGTAAAGGTGAACAGAAGAAGAAATTCTCTGACAAGATCACAGTTGAGCGTTACCGTCTCGTTGCAGACAATGGTGACAGTTTCGATGGTGTTGATATCGGCGATTTAAAAATCAATGAGCACTCAGACTCTCGTAACAAACTAGGTGACTTGTTTGTACGTTTTAAAGATCAAGCAATCTTTGATGCTGCACAGGGTAACTATGTAACTCAAAATGGTGGTGCACAAGCTCCTTCTCATATTATTGACTTAGGAACAACTTTCACTTTTGACCAACTGGTTGACATTGAAAAAGCTATCCGTACTTCTAACGGCTTCAGTACTGGTGCTGTTCGTCGTCCATTAGACCCTTACAACATGAAACGTGGTGATGGTGGCCAATATGGCATGCTTAACAAGTGGGTATTCGTAATTGACGCGGCTATGGCTGCTATGTTGCGTAAAGACACTTCAGGTTATCAGACTATCATGAAAGACGCTGACATTCGTGGTCAGAACAACCGTAACATCTCTGGTGTATTCGGTACCATCGGTAGTTTAGTGATTGTTGAAGCTCCTCACTTCTTTGGTGAGACAGCTGGTACAGCAACAGGTTGGGGTCTTGAAGACTCTGAAGTTGAAATCTGCGGCTTACGCCAGTATTCAGGTACTGATCCTACTTCTGATCCTTGGACTGGCCAAACTGGTTTTGACTATGCAGATGTTAATCTTCACTCTCGTGGTCTAATCCTTGGTAAAGGTGCATTGCAGCTTGCCTTTGGTAAGCAACCTGATTACAAATTCCAAGAGTCACAAGATTTTGGAATTAAGTCTGAGTCTGCCGTTGAATTCTGGATGGAAACTCGTAAAACAAACATGACAGCAGAAAATGATAAGTATAAGCAGGCTAAAGTAGCTGACTTAGACTATGGCGTTATCGCTGTTGACGTAGAGGTACAATAATCATGACTGATATGAGACGTGAAAATAACGCCTTTCAGAAGAAGTGTGAAAGCCGATTTGCTATCCGCATCGATGAAGGCACCGACGACAATGACCTAGCCTTAGGCACTGGTAATCATCAGGTTTGTAACTTACCGCCTGACTGTATTATCACTGATGCTTATGTGCATGTTATTACAGTATCTGATGCAGCTACTTCTAGCATCGCTAAGCTCGGCACAGCTTCTGCAGGAAGTGAAGTAATGTCGGCCGCAGCACTGCATACGGCTACAGGTGAAACAGGTACATTCACTGGTCAATCTTTGACTGGTACAGGTGTTACGTTATGGCTCGGTGTTGTAGTTACAGGTGCTCAAACAGCTGTAGGTGAATACTATGTCGTAGTGGAATATTTGGAACCACTGAAGAAGACTGGCGAATATACTCAAATCGCTACTATCTAGTAAGCTAGTAATAACCATCCTTAGGGGTGGTTATTGCTATTATTACTGAGGTTACTACATGCCTACTCGTATTGAAAATATCTTATCACGTGCACGTGACACATTAGCCGATCCAGATAAAGAACGCTGGACAGACGCTAGGTTGTTACGTTTACTTAGTGAAGCTCAAGAAGACCTTGTCATACATACAGAGCTGTTTAAAGCTACTGTAGACATACCCCTGGTAATCGGTCAAGCTGAGTACGACCTCCCTGCTGATTGTTACCGTATCCTTCGTGCGTCCTCAGAATCGTACGAGATACCTCTAGAATCGTACACAACGATGGATGAGAATGCTAGACGCCAGATATACGCAGATACAACTTCCGGCACCTGGGAGCGCAACAGAGGCTCCATTATTAATTCAGATTTTAATAGTCGGCAGATAACTTGGGAAGACACAACAGGGAGTGAGATAGAAGCAGTTATCTACGACAATAGAGACCCTTCTAAGATTCGTTTCTACCCTATACCTAATGACTCTGTAGCAGCTGCTGAGTACACCTTTGAGAACTCTGGACCTGTTGTGTTTGTTGGTGACGAGCTGTATGGTGTAGTTGTTGACATAGAGACACCTGATTTACCTAACTACACTTTCGATAGCGTCTATGGTGCAGCTACAAGCTTCTTCGACCCTGCTGTCGACACCGAAGTTATAGACAGTCCTTATGGTGTTGTTACCTCGGTAAATGAGACCATAGGATTCGTGAAGATCTGGTATACTCAAGCTCCAGCTGAAGTAACAAACGCAGCGACAGATACATTGTCAATACCTACGATATACGACAAGGCTATGAAGTACTATGTTATAGCTAATGCTTATGATGACGACCATGACACTGCAAATCAACAAAAGAGTGCTAAAGCGTTAGTGCAATACGACAGAGAGCTAGAATTAGCTAGGCAACATAGTCGTACTGATGGTATCAAAGGTCCTCATCATAGAACTCAATATAGGAATGCATTTGAATGACAGCTCAACGAACAGTTAAAAAGAGTCTTATTGGCCAGGAAGACATTCTTTATGGCGAAAGCTCAGTTACGCAGTCTCGTGCAGGCAACAACTATACTATTAACGAGGTACGCAACATATACCCTGTTAATAGTCTAGCTGAACGTGACGCGTTAGACACTGCTAAGTTTACTAAGTGCACTCACTACAAGGCTGATGGTACTCAACCTATTGACTACGAGTATATTGGCGGTGTTTGGACTCAGTTAACTATTGAAGTAGACGTACAACCTGCTACTATTATAGAGATGACAAGTAACACAGGCTACACTGCCGGTCTTAACGGGCTTAACCTGAAAGAACGTACTACAGGAAGTGGTGGCGGTGGCATATATGACGTAGTCTTAGCTTCTAGTGTGACTCCGAATACTTATAATATCATTGCAGGTGTTGTAGATACATCGCTTGCATTCGTGCTAAGAAAGAACACAGATGGGCCTTGGACCTCAGACCAGTTTGGAGTATCTAAGGTAGCTACTGATGTGCCAGGCTTCCAGGCGCTTATAGACCAGACTTCAGCAGCTGGAATGTCGGAATGTGTTATATCAAACGGTGACTACTCAACAACTACAGGCGCTATAGACAATGATACAACAGAAACTAATGTCATACTAGAAAGAGGCGCTGAGATTAAGACTAGCCAGTTCAACTGGAGAGTGTCAAGAAGAACAACTGAGTTAGCTAAGCAAGGCAGTTTAAAGCCTGTGTTAGACTCATTGTTAGCTACTACAAAACAACGAGTTACTTTAGTAGAAGATTCAGCCACTAGATTTGAAGTAATCGCACCTTTGAACGATGAAGGTGCAAATGGTGTATGGCGCTTTGATAACGCTGAAGGTAACTTTGACGGCTCTAGCGGCTTTACACGACCTTACATTATAACATCGATTGCCAGGTCTTTAGCAGAGACATATGACAATGTTGGTGTTGCTGCGATGACCTTGGTAGGTACCTGGGTAGTGTCTGCACCATATCAATATTCTCTCACTGCTACTGATACAGCTACTTATGTGTTTACTGGTACAAGACTTAGATTAGACTACTTAGAAGCTACTAATGCAGGTATAGCTACTATCACCATAGATGGTGCACCGGCAAACTTGGTGCCTACGTTAGATTGTTATGGTGTAAGCGGGAGCACAATCAGCGTTGACGTAGCAGACGAACTAACAGATGCTACACATACTGTCGTAGTTACCGTCACAGGTACTAAGCACGCGTCTTCTTCAGACTTTAGAATCTACATACACGATGTACAAGGTTTAAGGGTGTACACACCACTAACGGATGCTGCAGGTAGCACTGTAAAAACTGCCTTTGATGGTTTTTCTAATGTAGCAAGTACTTACTATAAGCTAACAAATTCAGCTATGGATTACGCTATAGCCTTTAGGCTGAACAGTAGTGGCGCAGCTTCAACACCGTTCATAGGCTCTGTCCATGGCTATGAAGAAAGACAAACTATTATAGCTTATGTAGATGGTAAAGATATCAGCTTACTAGACATAGCACCTTATGATGGCATGTTCACAGGTTCTACTATCCAGATAGTACAGACTACTAAGATTAGGCACCCAGACGACAGTGGTGATTTTGCCGATGTGACGATTACACATACTTTCAGCAAGCATGGCTACACACAAGGAACATCTTGGACGTGGCTTAAAGATGTTTATATAGCTAATGGTTATAGTCAGATGGCTGTAGGTCAAGGTGGTTTACTAGGTGGTATACCTGGTGATCCTAATGGCTGGTGTAACAGAGCTTACTTCCGAGGCTTAGGTCAACTAGACGTTGGTACTGGTGACGTTAGCGAACATGGTCATGTTATAACTCCTGAGATACTGCTATATGGCACACCGAAAGAAGCAGGCGAGCCTAACAGAGATGCTGATTCAGGTGCTCATGGCATGTTAATCAACTTCTTCGATATAGAACGCAGCTTAGGTAGATTCGACCATAATCAGACTATACTAGATGGTGTCTGGCTGCAGGATAACACTACTAAGAAAAAGGTATACGTACAGAACTATCGTAACAAAGGTACCACTCTCACAGGTGACGGCTTTGTAGGTTCTATGTCAATAAGGTTGTACTATTCACCTAATGACGGTGTCTACAACGCAGTGAGGTAGTATGACTAACGAAGCAGAGATACAGGCTCTAGATATTCGGCTAGAGCAACATCGTGCAGAAACAGCAGCGCATCGAGAGGCGGAGCAGTACGAGCGACGGGAGATGAAAGGGTTCTTTAACGCACTTAACGAAAATATGATTCACTTAACCGCGGCTGTTACAGAGTGGAAGACACGGGATGCTATGTTCGAGAAGACACAACAAGAACAGAAAGATGAGATAAAGGACCTTACTATTAGGTTGCAAAAGATGGAACTTCGCATGGTATCACTAGAGAGTACTTCAGCTGTGAATACTAAAGCTAAAGACAGGGTCACAGAATTTGCATTGAAGATAGGTGCACTAATACTAAGCTTAGCTATAGTCGGTGGATTAGCTTATAAATTAGCAGGTGGACAATGAAGATACAGACATTCGATGGTGGTATCAACAGCCGTCTAAGACCTCAGATGATTAAGCAGAATGAAGCTGTTGTCTATAGCAATATAGACAACGAAAAAGGCACACTTGTACCTGTAGCAGCTAAAACTGACGCTGGGATACTGACTGATCGTTTTGCTCATTTCTACCACGCTAAACAGAAGTGGGTAAGCTCAAACACTTATAGAGACTATGTAGAGTTCGAGAAAATTCTGTACTATACCGACCGTGTAGGCCGACCACAGAAGTACAACGGCTCTACCACGCGTAACTTAGGTATATCTAAACCTAATGCACCGCCTACAGTCACTGCAACTAGCATATCAGATGCACCAACTGAGGCAGACTTAGTACCCTCTACAGCTGGTGACATGCCAGCCTCCGTTCAGAACTATATACTAGTTAACGACAACGGTGTGTACTTCTCTGAACCTCTTAAACTCAGTATAGACTTAACTAGTTTTCGTACTCAGATATTACTTGACGATAACGATTTAAACTTCGGTAGAGTTACGTTCGGTACAGAGCGTATAGTCAGCACTGTTGCTACTGGTCTACTAAGCGTGCACATACAGAATGTCAAAGGTCCTACATATGGTGTTAATGGTATTAAAGTGTATCGACTGTATGGTCAAAAATACTACTTAGTTGGTTCATTAGCTAATGATGCAGCTGTACTTAACGACACTGTGTACGACATAACAGCTAATGATGAGTTTGACGAGACTAACGTTGCACCTGTAGCTGGGTTAGTACAGTACGTATATACATTCTACAACTCTTCAGACGGCACAGAGTCTGCGCCTTCTTCACCTTCACCAGAACAACAAGTGTTGAGTGCCATTAGTTTAACAGACTTACAGATATCCAGTGACCCTCAAGTTAACAAGAAGCGCATTTATCGTGTAGGTGGCTTCATTACTACATTCTCTTTAGTTGCAGAGATTAGCAATACCACTACAACTTATTCAGACACAGTTGAGGATGTAGACATCATTGGTACAGTGCTTACTGCTTCTAATAACGTAGAAGCTCCTATAGGCTTGTCATTCTTGACTGAAGCTTATTCAATGCTATTTGGCGCTGAAGACACTAAGTTACGATTTACGCCGATAGGCGAACCTAACTACTGGTCTGAGTTCTTTTTCTTGCAGTTTGATTCACCTATCACTGGCATAGCTCCTACTACTAATGGTCTTATAGTTCTAACAGAGTTTAAGGCCTTTGTAGTTACTGGTACAGGTCCTACAGTATTGTCAGTATATCCATTACGAGGTGACCAAGGTTGCATCGATGCTTCTTCTATTCAGCTAATCGGTGGTGCTGCAGTTTGGGCTTCAACAGATGGGATATGCACATCAAATGGGAGTGAGGTGAGAGTCATAACTAAGGAGAAATTGGGTAAGATTTCCTTGTCACCTGTGGATTCAGTTTTGCACGATGAGGTTTACTATCTGTTAGAAACTGACGGTAGCATACTAGCTATAGATGCAAGATATGGCCAGGTGGTTAAACGCTTATCGCTGGGAGTTACAGCACTTGCTGTTGCTAATGATGTTCTATATGGCTACAGCGGCACTACTCAGCATAAATTGTTTAGTTCCTCGTCTTTCGAATCTCTTAACTACACATCTCCTCGGTTCATAGAAGGCGCTTCTTCAGAGGAAAAACAGTATAAAAAGGTGTACATATATTCCAAAGGTGATATAATAATAAATATAATCATAGATGATGTCATTGTCGCTACAAAGATACTGACAACTGAAGGAAGCCACCAAATACAAGTACCTAATAGTAAACAACGAGGTCACTTTATACAGTTCAGCATATCAGGAACTGGCGAAGTTTACGAGTACGAGTACAAAACAGGCAGACGCAAACTTGACTAATACATCTTTTACACAAGTACCACTAAGCGTTGATGAACCAATAGCGCTTCGTAAGCACTTACAAAAAGTAGTCGAGCAGATCGACATCATAGAAGGTAACAGGGCAGGTGACCCTTACGTTAAAGATTCTGACTTGCCTGCAGTAAATTTGTCAGCTCTTGACACTTCAGTAACTACATTATCAGACGCGGTAGCGAAGATACAGGCTAGTCTTGACGACATAACAGATGATATAGATGCTATACAAGCTATAACAGACGTTACACGATACACGATAGAATACCGCAACCTTAATCTTTCTGTATTCTACGACTTCAACGGCACTGCGTGGAGCACTTTCCAAGGTAAAGGCCAGATGGGTACAGTAGGAAGCAACTATGTTAGCCCGCCTATTCCTTTAAATCCACTCACAATATACCAGATATACGTTGAGAGTGCCAGAACTAATGGCGGTGGGATAACTCAAAGCGTTATGATAGAAGACACAGGTGTAGACCTTAAAGTATTCTACAGAACCGGTGACACATTCGCGCTGGCACTTTCTAATGGTTGGACACAAGTATGACACAGATAGCTAGTACACTGCTTAAAGATATATGCCCAGCTATGGTAATACCTAGCAAAGAGAGTATAAAGTTACTCGAAACTGCTATGCTCGCTATGCCTAATATAGTTAATCATGTAGACCATGTCTTTGCGAAGGGCGCCTACCTGCGTTGCATAAGCATGGCTAAAGGCACGCTCATTACAAGCAAGCGACACAAGACACAACATATAAGTGTTGTTGTGAGTGGCGACTGTACTATATCTAAAGAAGACGGTACTTGCGTACGAGTACAAGGTCCTCACGTTTTTGTTACTGAGCCAAACACTAAAAGAGCCATTATAGTACACGAAGATACAGTGTGGATGACTTTCCACGTTACCGATAAAACAGAAGTATCAGAGATCGAAAAAGACGTGATACAGGAGGATGTATAATGACTTGGGGTTATGTTGCAGTAGCTGCGGCCACTGTTGTTTCAGCGTATATGTCTAGCGAAGATGCAGAAGCCGATCGCAAAGCTTCAGAGCGTGCTGGACAAACAGAGTTAGGCTTTGAGCAAGAGCGTTATGACTACTGGAAAGAAATCTACGGGCCTGTGCAAGCTAATTTATCTGACTACTACACAAATTTAACAGCTGATCAGTATGAAGTCATCGGTTTAGAAGCTATAGAAGAAGAAAAAGCGAGGAGCCTCACACAGTTAAATGAGAGGTTGTCACAACGTGGTATATCTGATAGCGGTTTAGCAGCTGCGGCAGAAGTTGGTATAGAGATGCAAACAGCCGCAGATAGAGCAGACGTACGACGGTCTGCACCAGGTATGGTAGCGCAAGAGCAACTTAGCTTTTTACAAGTCGGTTTAGGACAAGATCCGTCACAGTCGCTGTCTAACACACTAGCTCGTCAGGCAGATCAACGCAGAGCAGAAGCTTCGCGTTCTGCGCAAGCCGCATCAACAGCTATTACTACTGTAGGCACAGCGTTGTCTGACTACTATGGCACAGAAGAAGGAGGAGAACGCGAATGACATCATCAGTCCAGTGGGCAGGCGTAACCCAAGGTTTAGCTAACGTTGCTCAACATATGAAAGATAAGCCTTTACGGGATGCTAGACTAGCAGAAGCTAAATCGAAGCAATCCCTAGCTGCCGAACAGCTTTCGTCTTACCAGGGCTCTGCATCGTTGCGTAAAAGTCAACAACAACTGGAGTTAGAACAAACACAGGCACAACTAAGGTCTCTTCAAGCTAACACGTTGAAAACAGACACGTACGCAGCGTTTGACAAGTACGAACAGCAACGAGATGTAAAGCACTTAAATCAGTGGTTAGCGGATGCAAAGCAGACTGAGATGGGTACAAAACTCCACAAAGATGTGTCTAGACTAGACGAAGTTACTCGTACGCCTAAAACAGAAGCAATGTTAGTCAAAGCAGGCGTATCTGACTTAGATGGTTACTTTGCTGACCAACAGACTAATGGAAACTACGTAGTCGCTACAGGCCCAGATGGTAAGCAGTCATTGAAGGACATGGATTCTGTCTATCAGGCGATGGGCTATACTAAGTATGCAGACAACAGAGCTATAGAACGCATGACTGCAAGGTCTCGTGTTAAACAGTTAGCTCAGACTGGCATGTTATATAAAGACATGACAGCAATGGAGAGGTCTGCAAAGGCAGTCCAGAAAGAGTTAGGTATACCTTATCACGAAGCGTTAAAGGTAGTTCAGGACGGTGGGCGTAAAGCAGGTGGCTCAGCTATAGAACGCATAGCTGGAGAGTTACAAGCAGCTAATCCAGGTATGACTTATCCAGAGTCGATTGAGAAAGCAGCAAGTATGACGAAGAGCGGTAGCACGCTGGAGCGTGAGACTAAGAAAGTTCAAGCAGAACAATCGGAGTTATCTCGTGAAGAAGCTATGGAAATCGCCAAAGAACGTACTCAGCCTGACACAGCGACACAGAAGAACCTGGCAGCGGCAAAAGATGTCACAGTACAACTTGACGAAGCGGCAGGTGGTAATTTCTTCGAAGCTGATACATCAGATAGACAGGTTAGACGTAGAGTCGGACCTCTTATAACTGAACTAGAAAAACTCACAGGTAAGTCGTTAAGTAATGAAGACAAGCGTATGGCTCGTAACTTTAGAGAGCTTACTCACTTAGGTGATGTTTCTTCTGAGTTGACTGATGAACAAACAGGTTTATTCGATAACATGCTCCACGGAGTTAAGCAGTACATCAGTGATAATGTTACAGGTGTCGGTGCTTCAACTGCGTATGAGACAATTCGTAACGCTGTACGACATGACTTGTTTGGTGCTACACTACCAGCTGGTGAGATTAGAGCGTTCAATAAGTCTCTAGGTTCTTTAGGTAAGCAAACAGGACCTGTATTAAAGCAGCTACAATTGTCTATGCAAACTGTTAAGTCTAAGATGCAGTCAGTCTATGATATGAACGACGAAAGAATAGCCCAGTACTACTTAGGTTCAAGTCTAGAAGACATTGACTTAGTTATAGAGAAACTTGACCAACGTATCAGACAGGTGTCCAACATTGACAGCAAGCCATTGTCTTACAAAGACGTCCCACAAGTAGGTGACTTTCAGACTAAGTCTCCAGAGGAGAAGAAGCAAAGCTTCGACGAGCTATTCAAAGGGAGTAACCTCTAATGAAGGCTGTCATAGAAGACATCGGAGATTCTTTTAAGATACGCTATGAAGCTTATGAAGTGTCTCGTAAGGAAGCTAATGAAGCTTGGGATATGTATCACAATAGGCAGTATACTACAGAACAGTTAGCTATATTAAGCAATCGTGGTCAGCCTGCTGAGACGTTCAACGTAGTTAAATTGTTTGCTCGTATGTTGGTCGGTTACTACTCAACTGTCGTTAACACAGCTATAGTTAAGGCAGAGAATGAGAGTGACATTGATACTGCTGCGTTATTGAACGACGCAGTTGATTATGTATTCGAAGACAACAGGTTTGACATAGAAGGCGACCAGATTAAGCTAGGTGGTATGATATCTGGCATATTATGTTCTTATTTAGATGTGCAAGACACAGGTAAGCGCGACCAATTTAATCGTCCAGTTAACAGGATTGATGCTAGTCACATACCAGATAGTGAACTAGTTCTAGACCCTGCTAGTACCTTAGATGACTACTCTGATGCAGAGTACTTACACCGTTTCAAGTGGTTGTCTAGAGCTAAAGTAAACAATATGTTTGGTGCAGGAACTACTGAGGAGTTAGACTCTTATTACAACTTCTTAAACGTGGATGAAGCAGACTTTGAGTTCAACTACGGCTGGGAATACACAGGCTACTACAGAGTCTTTGATAACTATCTTATAGTTCATACTGTACTTGAAGATGAAGACGGTAAGCGGTGGTCCATTTTCTGGTCTAACGATAAGATACTTAGCAAGAAAGAAATCACGTTCAAAGAAACTAGATGGCCTTACAGAGTTCAGAAGCTGCATAGCTCAAACAGAACAGAATACTATGGCATCTTCAGAGAAGTACTGGAGTCTCAGAAGGCAGTTAACCAAGCGCTGATTAAGCTACAGCTGATGGCTAACTCAGAGAAAGTATTTGTAGAAGATGGTGCAGTTGAGAATATCGATGACTTCACACAAGCAGTCAATCGCGTTAACGGCATCGTAGAAGTTAAGAGCTTAGGCGGTATAAGAATCGATCAACTAAGTCGTGAGATACTGGACCAGTATACTATTATAGACAAGTCCTTCGACCGTATACAGCGTATCTTAGGCATCAATGACAGTTTCTTAGGCATGGCATTTGCATCCGACTCAGGTCGTAAAGTTAAGTTACAACAGAATCAGACGGTTATGTCACTTAGATATATAACTGCACGTATCGAAGCTTTCTATCGCTCTTTAGGTTGGGACATAGCTAACTTAATAAAGCAGTACTATACAGCTTCACAGGTACTAAGAGTATCAGATGATGTTGTTGGTGATCGCTGGGTGGAAGTTAACAAGCCTATGATGCGATACAGCGGTGAGTTAGACCCTCAAGGTCAACCTCAGATGGAGCCTATCTTGCTCCCTATGGTAGACCCGGCTAATAATGAGTTTATGACTGATGAAGAAGGTAATATCATACTCGCACCAGTCAATGAGGAAGGTACTGACTTTAGCTTTACTGAGTTCCAAGTTAGTATAGAGTCCTCAAGCTTCAATGATGAAGATGAGAAAGCTCAGCTAATGTTAGAGACTGTTATGGGTGGTCAAGTAGGGCAGATGATGTCACAGGTGAATCCAGCAGGATTCTTCCAGATGGCTTCATTAGCTATTAAGTCTCAGAAAACTAAATACAGCCCTAACATCAGTAAACTGTTAGAAGAAACAGGCAGAATGCTAGGTGGTGACCAGGCAGCAACAGAAGAAGCTAAGATGATGGCGTCAGGAGGGAATTCAGGTGGCCAACCACTTAGTCAGTCTCTCAAACTGCCTCAAAATACAAATGAAGGAGTTTAGAAGTGCCCAGAAAGACATACAAGAGTCAGTACGGTACGCCTCAGACTGTACAAGGCTATGGTGATTTAACCGTAGACGCTTGGGGCAGGCCAAAAACTTCACTTGATTACAGTTTAGTTCATGGCGTATTCACTTCATCTATACCATTAGCGGTATGGTTTGAGCTATTTAACGGCACTGAACGAGCTATAACTAATGCTACTTCTGTAGACGGTAAATTACATCTTGTGTCAGGTGCATCAGCTACAGATGTTTCAGTACTGTGCACTTATAGGAATCCTCGTTATCAACCTAATAGAGGTCACTTGTATAGCTCATCTGTGTTCATGCCTTCTAAAGACGCAGTTGGTATACGTGAGTGGGGTATATTTACACTGGAAGCAGGCTACTTCTTTAGACTACGCGATGGTATACTTTACGCTGTACGTCGAAGCACTGTAGCTTCAGTAACAACAGACTTTGAAGAACTTATTACAGAGTTACCTGATGACATAGACTTCGAAATGGGTAACATTTATGACATTCAAATGCAATGGCGTGGTGTTGGTAACATTATGTACTACATAGGTGACCCGGCCACTGGTTTTTCTATCTTAGTTCATACGATGAAGTTGTTGAACACTCTGACTGAGCTAAGTGTCATGAATCCTGCTTTACCCATTGCATTTAGTTGTGAGAACACTGACGGCACTGAAGTTGTTATAGAGTGCGGCTGCGTTGATATATCCACAGAAGGCGGTGGCACCGAGCAACGCATATATGGTTCTATAGGCACTAGCACCGATACAGGTTCTGTGGCCATAACAGGTTTGAACAGCCCAGTATTAGCTATGCACAATAAGTCTACTTTTAACTCACTAATAAACACACAAGATATAGTTATGCTATTTGCAAATGCTTGGTCTGACCAGAAGTCTTTCGTTAGGCTATGGAATACTCGCGACAGCACAGCTATAAGTGACCCTGTATGGGTGGACTACCTTGACGGTCATCTAGAATACGCAGAAGCTGATCCTGCTGCAGGCACACCGATTACTTTCGACACTACAAAAGCGGCTCTAATTTTCGGTAACCGACTTCAGCAGGATACTCCATTTAGTACACCTGCTATATTCGAAGACAAGACTGAGATATACTTAACACCTGGTGATTACTTGCTAGTTACTATACACCGTGAGAATGGCATGAACGCTAACGTAGGCGCAACAATTGAATTCGCTGAGGAAATATAATGGGTGCTATAAAGTCAGTGCTAAAAGAAGTGGTAGACGCATTTCCTAAGAAGCAAACTATCAAAGGAAGCAATGTTGAAGCAATGCTCAAGAAGAAAGGAGTTAAGCAAGATGAACTTAGCTTTGCTAAACTTGGTATTGATGATGCTGCGCGATACGATGACGAAGGCCTTAAGAAGCTAGAAACAAATCGTGCAGACACTCTCGAGACAGTCGAACAAGACCGTACACAGTTTGACTGGGTTAGTCTACACGATGAAGCAACAAATCCAACGTATAAAGAAAAAGTTATCACATTTAAGCAAGACGGCCAGAGCTTGCCTGGTACTGCTAAAGACAGTGAAGAAATTGCAAGACTCTACCGAGAAGAGGGCGAAAAGCCTGCTAAAGAATATGCGCGTACCTTAGGCTACCAAGACGACGATGATTTAATGCGTTTTATGGGTGAGCTGCAGGATAGGCGTAGAAGTTCTCGTTATACGTCTGAGCACTTTACAGGTCAAGAGAATTACTTGATGCATACTCGCACGTTCGATGATACTCTAGACGGTGCACCTACTCGTGTCCTTCAAGAAGTCCAGTCAGACTTGCATCAGCAAGGCAGGAAAATTGGGTACGGTATACGTCGCGTGCCTTTGACTGATGAGGAAACAAGAATACTAGGTGAGCCGGGAGCTGATCAAGAAGCCTTCATGGGAGTTATAGCTGATCACGCTAATGGTGCAAATGTAGACGATATCTTCGAATTTGCAGATGAATTATTAGCCGGTAAGTCTAGCATTCCTGAGTCACCTTATCAGAAGACATGGCTGCGTAAGGGTATTGAACGTGAGTTAGTAGACGCTATGAATGAAGGTCGGCAGCAGTTAGCTATACCGATTAAAGGTTCTTTAGGCAAACTGCAACGTGGCGCAGGCGTACAGAAATGGTACGAGACTCAAGTATTTGATACAGCTAGGAAGGTGGCTAAGGCGTCAGGCGCAGACTTTGAGGTTAAGCGTGTTGGTTCAGGTGAAGTAGAAGCCGTATTTGAGCCTAAAGAGATTACACAGTTAGGTGACTTCTTTAACAACTTAGAAGGAGCTCCAAATAAGGACGACTTGCTTGATGAGTTTCTACAGTCTCCTCGCATCATAAGTAATCCAGAAGCAACAGCTATCACTAATCAAGTTAAAGCTGGGCAACTTGCACCTTTCGATGCGTTTAAAAAGCTAGTCGCACTAAAGCAGAAGTCAGGCATCGAATATGCTGTTATAAAGCCTACTGAGAAGACTTTACGTCAAGACTTTAGTTTGTACTCTACTCCAGTTGCAGGTGCCTTTGCAGGTTATATGGCGCTGAAGCAAGGAGCGTCTGAAGAAGAACTTAGTGCATACTTAGCTAATCAAGGTAACGACGAAGAAGAGATAGCAGAGACTGTTGACAAAGCTAAACAGATTCAAGCAGCTATTGCACAAGGCGCTACTGAAGAAGAAGTTAAAGCTTATCTGATGGGTCAACAGCCACAAGAACAGAAAGTTGAGACTTTAGACACTATTAGTGCTACTCGTGCTGAAGAGATATTAGCTTCTAAGGATAACAACCCTAGTGCGTTCGTCGTACCTCCAGAGCTAGTTGAGGACGCAAAAGAGCAGTACCAAGCAGAGTTAGTGCAGTTTAAGAAAGAAACATCACTACCTAGCTTCTTGCACCCAGCTGAAGAGTTGAGTGACGAATACGCTGAACAACGTGTAATGAAGAACCTGAACAGTAAGGTGGATGCTTATAACGTACTAGTCAGTAACAAAGAGATGGATTTAGTAGACTTTGTAGCTAAGCTAGAAACAGTCTATCCTAACATGGTCTCAATAGCAGATCGTACTATAGCTTGGGCTGGTAACGGTGAAGCTATGCAGACAGCTAAACAAGCAGAGTTAGCTAGTAGACTACGTATCATAAAGCAAGCTGAGAAGTTAGGTGTGTCTCTAGAATATGTAGGAGAGCACGGGTTAACTGATGATGCTGCACCTAGACCTGACATTGGCGTTGTTACAGACGAAGGTCGTTGGATGGCAGTAATGCCAGATGGTACTAAAGTCGATGCAGACCCTGGGTTTTGGGCATCTATACAAGCTGAAGGCGGTGAGATTAGCTCGGCTATTGCAGGCGGTATATTTGGTGCTAAAGTAGGCGCTAAGGTACCTGGCGGTGCTAAGGTTAAGTTAGCAGGCGGCTTAATTGGTTCTATGATGGGTGCAGCTGGGGCTGCTTCTATAGGTAGTCAAGCTGATTATATGGTTAATGCTATTCAGATACAGCAAGACTTGAATGCTTCTATCGCTGGTGCCAGAGCACGTGATGCAGCTCAAGCAAGTGCGTTAGGTGATGCAATAGCCTTCCCTGCTTTCAAGGCGTTAGGTTTTGTTGGCAAAGGTACTGCCGGACTCTACCGTAAGATTAAGAACGGCGACTTGATGGGAGCTAACCAAGCACTTAAAGAGATGATGGCCTTATCTGACGACGAAGCTGCAGCTATAGTTCAACAAGCTGAGCGAGTCATGAGCATGGACGGAAGCCAGAGTAGCAAGGAGATCAGCTCTTTCATCACTACACAGCCAGGTGGTGAAGCAATAATGAACGTAGTAGGTACAATAGATACTACTGCGAAACGAATTGTGTCATTAGACATAGATAAACGTGCAAAAGACTTAATTAAGACCTCTGGAGAGCTCGTACCGGACCGAATTGACAAAGTCCTTAGTAAAGACCTAGATAATTATGTGACGGATGTGAAGTCGTTTTACGGAGACATAAAAGCTCAAGCAGCTAACACGCCTGATGCAAACAAGTGGTCATTTGATTATGCTAAACTAGGTATTGACCCTGTACTAGACGCAATGCAAACTAAGATAGACGATGTACCGACGTTAGAGCGATTTATGTTGAAAGCTCAGCGTATAAGAGAACGTGTTGACGGTAGAACATTCGCTGATCTGCTTGACTTGCGTCAGATGGTTAATGGATTCATCTACGGTCGTGGTACTAAGAAGGCAACTGAACTAACTGCGTTCAGAGAGCTAGTTAGTAAGATTGACGAATCAATCAAGCAAGGTTCTGATATTGTTATGGAGAACCCTAAAGAGTGGCGCAGTAACTGGGCATTGGCTAGGAAGCAATATGCTGATATGAAAGGCGTCGAAAAGAATGTGTTATACAAATCGTTAACCGCACCAGGTGTTGATGACACCATAGCAGTTAAGAAGATGGTTAGATATATAACTTCTGGTGATGAGACTTGGACAGACGTAATGGCTAAGCTACCAGCTAAGACTCAAGCGTCATCTGAGAACGCTGTTGTCGATGCTTTAGTTAACAAGTTCTCTCAAGGCGAAGGTTTCCAAGCTATTAATTACCCTAAGCTATCGGAAGAGTTAGGTAGGACAACTTTTGCAACACCTGAAGCACGTAAGCTAAAAGAAGCTATCAGCAGACTTGGCGATGTGTTTAAGAACGACATACCACTATTAGACCAGTCTGGTGGACTAACTATACCGCATGCCTCGCAAGGTTTAACTACTGACCTGCAAGAGAAAGCACACTACTCTTTAATGAGCTCTGTGTGGACTAGGATGCAACAGTTCATACCAGGCAAAGCTGGTCGTAAAGCCGCGTTGATAACTAAAGCAGCAGACTTGTTAGAGAATCCACTGAACGTTAAGACCGCTAAAGAGCTTATGGATGAAGTAGGTCCTTCGGTTAACTTAGCTCCAAAGGTACTTGAGTTACAGCGTGAAGCAGCTCTTGAAGCAGCTAAATCACACAGTGCAACAGTTAAGCTATATGGTAAAGGTAAAGTACTATCACCTAAGGGATCCGGTAAAGAAACAAAGATTCATGTGTCTAGGATAGCTACTCCAGATGTTGCAGCACAAGTTGCTGAGGCAGAAGGTATAGCTCAATCTAATATTAAAGCCCTCGAGTTTGCTCTTAAACAACGAGGATATCAAGCAATAGTGCAAGGAACAGAGAAGGTTAAACTACTATGATAAGAAATGTAAAGAAGAACCTTGTAGGTATGCAAGACATTGCTCAAGGTCTAGGCGACACTACTCAGACAAGGAATAGTGCATCAACTACTATAACTAAGTTAGACGTACCTTACTCTGTAGCTACAGAAGCAGAGATGCAGGACTTAGACATCGCAGTATATACTAGGTCTAGAGTTTACAGCACTACTGTGCTATTCACGGATTACATCTACGACCCTGCAGCGGTTGCCGGAGTCAGCTCTAACACTGGTGCTGGCTACTGGGTAAAAGTATTACTAGTTGCAGCTGATGTTAAAACTTCGTATGAGAGTAATGCAGATACAAATGCATTCACAGATGCGGAAAAGGCTAAGTTAGCGGCTAGGACAATTAACATGGACAACGTGAATACACGAAGGTTAGGTAATCCTGTATTCCACGTGCTTAAGAAGAACAGTGCAGCTCATACGCTTACTGGCGCTTTGACATGGACACGGTCGACTTCTAAGACCTATAAGAATAGACAACTACAAGTTAAAACAGCTGCAATAGACACAGAAGCAGAAGAGCCTACAGGTTGGGCTATTGCTCCAGCAGCCACTAACATAGTGTTACGAGCTAAGAGGTTCGACAATGCGTCATGGACTAAAGGCGCAACTACCGTAACACCTAACAGTGTTAATGGCCCAGATGGCCTTCTAACTGCTGATACGCTTACTGCGGACGGCACCAATGCAACGCATAATATGTATCAGGCTGCAACGTGTGTTGCAGAGACTGTGTATACAATGTACGTGGACGTTAAAGCAGGCACTGAAGACACAGTCGTGCTATTTGAGGGCTTAGCTACAGCAGCCAGAGCGACCTTTGATCTAACAGCTGAAACAGCAGTACTTGGCACCAGCCATACCGCCAACCCTAGTGGTCTAGAAGCTAGAATAGAGAAGTATACAGACGGTTATTACCGATGTAGTCTAGTATTCATTACTGACCCTGCTCAAGTGTCTATGAGATTCTATGCCTACTTAGGTACTA